TAAACAACCCAGATAAGCCTGTAGAAGGTATTGATGGGGATGATATAGTTATTGGTGCTAAGACATACCTAAAGAACGAGAGGGAGTCATTTAAACAACAGCCATCTGAGCTTAATGAGGTCATAAGGCAGTTCCCTTTTACTACGGATGAAGCTTTTAGGGATAGTATTGAAGGTAGCTTGTTTAATATCGGTCAGATATATGAGCAAATAGATTTCAATGACAATCTCTTCCCAAACCCTGTAGTACAGGGGAATTTTGTCTGGCGAGACGGTCAAAAAGATACAGAAGTTATATTCAAACCAGATAAAACTGGTAGATTTTATGTGTCATGGCTACCACCTAAAAACCTTAGGAATAACAAAAAAGAATCCTATGGGAAGTTGATACCACCAAATGATTTGATTGGATGTGGGGGCGTAGACAGCTATGATATTGATGCTACTGTTGACGGGAGGGGATCTAAAGGTGCTTTGCATATGTACAATAAGTTTCATATGGAGCACCCTTCTAATATGTTTGTTTTAGAGTACGCTTCTCGTCCTCCTTTAGCTAAGATATTCTACGAGGATGTACTTATGGCTGCGTTTTTTTATGGGTATCCTTTGTTGATAGAGAACAACAAATACGGTATAGCTAGGTACTTTGAGGAAAGGGGATATGATGGGTACCTGTTGGACAGACCAGATCATTTGAAAGTTCCTGGATCGACATCTAACGTAAGAACCAAGGGCGTACCCTCTAACTCAGCAGATGTAATACACTCTCACGCCCAGTCTATAGAGGCATACATACACAATCACGTAGGTATAAACAGAGAGACTGGTGATAATGGTAAGATGTATTTCAATAGAACTTTAGAGGACTGGATTGGATTTAAAATTACAGACCGCACAAAGTACGACTTGACTATATCATCTGGACTCGCTTTACTTGCTGCTCAAAAAGCAAAACCAAAAGAAGCCACTAACTTCTCAGAAAAGAAGTTCTTTAGAAGATATAAACCTATAAACAGAGTTTAATATATTTGCATTTCATAGGAAATAGTATGGCAAATAAAAATTCTTCTAGTTTTCCCGATCCTTTGCTCCCCAGGGAGAAAAAAGAAATGAAGGAATATGGACTGAAGTACGCTAAGGCTATACAGTCTCAATGGGGGAATGGAAGCGACTATAATTCGCTTTTCAGAAAGAGAAGAAAGATATTCGACAGAAACAGAGACTATGCCAACGGAACTCAAGACACAACGGTATATAAGCAGATTCTTACATCTCTTGATCCTAACAATGGTGACGGGAGTCTTGTTAATCTTGATTTTACCCCTGTACCTATTCTATCGAAGTTTGCTAGGATTGTTGTCAATAAGATCCTATCTAGGGATCCATACCCAAACCTCGAAGCGGTGGATCCGCTTTCTTCTTCGGAAAAGAACAAACAGAAAAGAAGAGTAAACCTTCAAGTACAAGCAAAAGAGCAGCTAAAAAAACTAAAGGAGCAACACGGTATGGTGCTGGATATGGATCCAGACCAGATGCCAGAAAGCCTAGAAGAAGCAGAGATTCTGTCTGACACCAACATAAAAACGGATGCAGAAGTAGCCGCTCAGATAGGGACAAACATGACTCTTGAGTGGTGCAACTTCAACGACTCTACTTACAGAAGGTGCGTAAATGATATGGTTGCTCTGGGTATGGCTGTAACTAGAAGGACCAACGACCCTACTTATGGTATAAGTGTTGAGTATGTAGATCCTTGCAACTTCGTTCATAGCTATACCGAGGACCCTTCTTTTGAAGACATGATCTACGCGGGGCACGTTAAAAGAGTAACCATATCTGAACTCAAGAGACTTGCTGGCGATGAGCTTACAGAAGATGATTATAAAAAGATACAGAAACTTGCTACCAGGCATAACACCAGCGGGGGCCCATACGACTCAACGTATGACAAGATTACCGAAAAGTACAACATGGGGTACGATGAGTACATGGTTGAGATACTTGACTTTGAGTTTATGTCAACGGACACCAACTTTTTTGAAGAGAAAGAAAACCGATTCGGAAACACAAACTTCTATGACAAAGGGAGCTCCTACAAAGAGAAGACAAACAGTGTGTTTTCAAGAACCCCGCACAAGCTAGAAGTCATGAATGTATATAGCGGAACCTATATAATGGGATCCGACTATATGTTTGGATATGGGCTGAAGTCCAATATGCCAAGAAACATGCATGATATAAGTAAGACAAATATGTCTTTTTCTGTTGTGTCTACTAACATGAGGAACATGATTCCTAAGTCTATGGTCGATAGCTGTGTTGGTTTTGCTGACATGCTTCAGCTTACTCACCTTAAGATCCAGCAATCTATTGCAAAAGCAAAGCCTGATGGGTTGATTATAGACATCGAAGGTCTTGAAAACGTACAACTTGGAAAGGGTGGTGAACTCCAACCACTTGATCTTCATGATATATACGAGCAGACTGGTGTATTCTATTACAGAAGTAAAAACCCTGAAGGAGGATTTCAAAACCCACCAGTAAGAGAGATAGGAAATAGCATAAGAAATATCAATGAGCTAATCGGTTTGTATAACCATTATCTCAGAATGATTAGAGACGCAACTGGAATCAACGAAGTAATGGACGCTTCATCACCTAAGAGTGAGGCTTTGGTTGGTGTTAGAGAGCAAGCTATCGCTGCTGCTAACAACGCTATATACGATATAACAAACGCCTCCTCTATGTTGTACAAGAAAGTATGCTCGGATATTGTAAAGTGCCTTCAAATACTTCCTCAGGACTCTGTTGTAAGTAGGCTTTACGAGAACGCTATAGGTAAAAAGAATGTAGAGGTTCTTAATTCTTTTAGCCGTTTGCCTATGTACAATTTCGGGGTTACAGTTCAAAAAGAAATGGAGGATGCAGAAAAAGCATATTTGGAGCAAAACATACAGATATCACTTTCTCAAAAAGAACTAGACATAGAAGATGCTATGGCTATAAGGTCTATGAAAGACATCAATCAGGCGGAGAGATTATTGGTTCTTAGAAGAAAGAAAAGAATAGCTACGAATCAGCAGATTGCACAACAGAATATCCAAGCTCAGTCTCAGGCTCAGATACAGGCTTCTCAAGCTCAAGCTCAAATGAAAGCCCAAGAGATGCAACTAGAGTCTCAACTTTCTGCTCAAGAGCTTCAGCTTAAAAATCAACTTGAGATTCAGCTTGAGTCGGTTAAGCATGAGTTTAGAAAAGAGATCGAAACCATCAAAGCTCAAGCAACGCTTGGATTCAAAGAGGACGACAAGAACTTCAGAGAAAAGCTAGAAGTTTTGAAAGAAGAAGGTAAAGATAGGAGAATAGGTATGCAGGCTGAGAATCAAGAGAAGATGATTGAGAAGAGGAATGAACCAGAGATACAGGAAGATTCTATTGATAATTTTAATGAATTTGATTGATTATATTTGCACTTATGAAGTGTAAAAAATCTTACAAGTCTGGTGGTAAAACTCCTGCATGGACACGTAAAGAAGGGAAGGACCCTTCTGGTGGTCTAAATAAAAAGGGTGTCGCTTCATATCGCCGTGCTAATCCTGGAAGTAAACTGAAAACAGCAGTAACTACAAAACCATCTAAACTTAAGAAGGGGAGTAAAGCTGCCAACAGAAGAAAGAGTTTTTGTGCTAGGATGACTGGCATGAAAAAAAGGCTTACTTCCGCTAAGACGGCTCGTGATCCAAATTCACGAATAAACAAGTCACTTAGAAAATGGAACTGCTGATGCCTGAAAACCTTACTCACTTTGAATTTCTTGTTGTTGCTGGGGGGCTAATTGGATTTTGGTTGAAACACCAATCTGATTTTACTACTATGAAAGCTAGAGTAAAAGCTCTTGAGGGTGATAACGGGGAGCTGAAAAAAAACATAGAAACCCTCTTGAAAGAGATACAAGAGATAAAACTTCTTCTTGCTAAAAACCAAATGCAATGAAGTCTGTTAAGCGTAACAAAGGCGGAAGCTTAGATATTACGCAGAAGTCGGTTTCTGTCCCTCCTCCTAGTGGGTATCACTGGATGGAGGATCGCGGGAGATATTTTCTTATGAAGGGCGATTACAAGCCACACCCAAAAGCAGTAGAGGAGGCCAAGTTTAAGCTCGTAAACCATAGTTGATGATTGGTTTAGGACTTTCTGTATATAAAAGCCAAGGGATCTCTATCGGCGGAGGTGGATCGTCGTACACTCCGCCACTTGATAGCGTTACGGCTGCTGTTGCATATAGCGTCCGCAAGCTCAACTCTACATATACGGGGGACTGTATGCTTGTTCGCCGCGTCAGCGATGGTGCTACGCAGGATATTGGTTTTGATTCAGATGGTCTAATTGACGTTGCAGCTTTGACTGCATTCTCTGGGGGTGTTGAGCTCACGGTTAAAGTTTGGTACGACCAAGCGGGTGGGGGCTTCGACCTTGAGCAGTCCAACGATGCATATTTGCCTACCATTTATGACGGCACTTCCGTTACTACAAGCACTAGCGGCAAGCCTTGCGTTCGCATTGTTCGAGTCTCGAACAACGGTCCAGGAGAGTGGTTGCAAACCGACCCCGTTAGTCTTTCTACAGCGGGTGATATGGACGTATTCCTTGTTTTTCATGGTCCTTTTGCGAGTGGTGGCGACCGTTATTTTTGGAATAGTCAAGCGGGTCCGACCACGAGCGGCGCTCGGTGGGGTATTGCGTACAACACTAATACTTATGTTCAACAGCCAGGACTAGCCGTACCTAAACAATTACTTTCCACGCCTATCCCCGACAACCTTCAGTTTATCTTGAACGCTCAGTACAACCCAAGCGGGAATATCAACACTTTGGAAGGTAACGGGGTTGAGTTTGGTACTTACACTTCAAGTACCACTTACCGCACAGACCCATACAATGTTACTTTGGGTGCACGGACGGGCGGACTTGAGGGATACAATAGTTTCGACATCTCCGAGATTATTCACCTCCCTACATATAACGCTTCTGAAAACGCAAGTCTTGGGCTCAACATCAACTCTTATTATGAGTTCACGAACTGGACACCGACCTCTGGATTCTTGGCTGACTATACTGGTGCGGCTGCTGCGTACTCTGTCAGGCAGCTAAGTAACAACGCTATCAAGTGTATGCGTGTGCGTAGGGCTGTTCCTCCTTATGACGAGCAAGACATCGGATTTACTGCGGGCGGAGACTTGGACGAGGCGTCTATCGTAGCCTTCGGGGGTTCAGATGAACTTCGGGTCTCGGCTTGGTATGACCAAAGTGGACAGTCAAACCACGCTACTCAGATTAATCCAAACTCTCAGCCTAAGATATACAACGGTACGGCTGTGATTACTGACAACGGGAAGCCTGCTCTCGACATTCGTACCCCTAATACAACCACCCCCGTAAGGCTTGATTTGTCTGTTCCTACGTTAGCACAACCCTTGACATTTGCTATTACGCAAAACATGGGAACAAATAGCCCATATCGAGCGACTATTTCAACACCAGCTAATACGTTAGCCCTGCTTAGCTATGGTGGGAATCAAATTATGTTGTCTCCAACTCAGGTTCAGGGAACTGTTGATTTAACTCAGCAAAGAGAAATAACTGCTATTTATGACAGTCCAAGTTCAAGCCTATTTGTTGATGGCAATACAATCCTTAGTAATGTAAACACAGGGACTAACGGCCTATCAAGTAACAGCTTGGTGATAGGTGGAACTCAGGCAACCCAATATTGGCTGGGAGGAGGTACTATACAAGAATACATCCTGTGGAATTCAAACCAAGACAGCGCAGGCAACCGCACAGCCATCGAGACCAACATCAACAGTTACTTCCAGATTTATCCTTAAAAATATATTATATTATGGCAAAAGTTTACCTACCCGTTGACGCTATACCTGATGGTATGACTAGTGAAGAGCATGCAGTAGCTATCAATAAAGAGTGCTGGAATCTGTATCGCCCCGCGAGCATTCAAGACCCTAACGATATTACATCTCAGTTGTTCCCAATGTCAACTAGAGAGAGCGATGGGGTCGTGGCTATAGTTGCGGAGTCTGACGAACAAGTGTACATAAGCCCTGAAGTAGATCTTACGGTATTGCTGAGCATTCTACCAAATGTTACAGACGAAGAAAAAACTATGCTTACCGCATACATAGAAGCAAACAAAGGTGGTTATGTCCCGTTTTACACGCTTGTACCACCTTCTTCTGAACAGCTCACCGAAGAAGAAGCTATTGCAGCAGGATGGCCTGATCCAAATTCCGATATAGAACCATGATTGGTTTAGGGCTTTCTGTATATAAAAGTAAAATTAGCTCTACTGGAGGTGGAGGTGGATCGTCGTACACTCCGCCTTTGGATGCTTATCCTGCTACGGCGGCGTATTCCGTGCGGAAGTTAAGCTCTACTTATAGCGGGTCAGCTATGGAAGTATATCGCGTGAGCGATGGCGCGACTCAAGACATTGGGTTTGACGGTGACGGCCTGTTGAATACGGCTGACATCATTTCTTTTGCTTCGGGAGGCGAGGTGCGAGTCCGAACGTGGTATGACCAAACGTCTAATGGTTATGACGCGGTAGGTGTATCTACGGGCGAATACCCCGTGATATATGATGGTAGTAGTTTGATTACAGATGGAGCCAACCCCGCATTAAAATTTATAAGTACCAATAATTCGGGTCTTCAGATTACCCCAAATATTGTTTTGAGCGGCAACTTACTTATAGTTGCCCTTGCAAATACCAACAGAGCTTCGGGGGCAAATCATAAAACTATTTTTTATGCGAACACCAACTATTCTACTGTTGGTGCAGGCATCACGGACGTTGGTGGTACGGGGATTGAACTTACTCAAGGTTGGTCATCTCCCCCTAACAACGTGGGAAATACTGCTACTGAAGCCGCTCGTGCTTCTTTAGGTTTTCCACACATTAGAGCATTTTCTGTTGTTTCATCTGTTCCCTCTATGAATTCCGACGGAGTAACAGG